TACAACTTGGGTAGGTTACCAGTACAGCGGAGACGAAGCTATTAACTTTGGTGACGCGGCTCCTTACTACTCAGCAGTAACTTCAGACAAAACTGATCCATTAGGACCAATAGTATCTGCAAGTGATCCAACAAAACAATCAGATGGTAGTAACTTAGCAAATGGCGATCTTTGGATTGACACAAGTGATTTAGAAAACTTTCCGATGATTTACAAATACAGAAAAGCAACGGAAGCATGGGAATTATTAGATAAATCAGATCAAACTACAGAAAATGGTGTACTATTTGCAGATGCAAGATATGGTACAAGTGGTGCGCTTGGTTCAACAGCAGGGTCAATTAAAGACTTGCTAACTAGCAACTACTTAGACCCAGATGCTCCAGATCCAGCACTATATCCACAAGGTATGATACTTGTTAACACACGTAGAAGCGGATTCAATGTTAAGAAATTTGTTACAAACTACATCACAACTGGCGATAAGAATTTACGTCATAAAGATGAAGCAATGGCAAGTTACAATAAAGATCGTTGGGTAACTGAATCATCTAACCAAGCTGATGGTTCAGGTAGCTTTGGACGTAATGCACAGCGTAAAGTTGTTGTACAATCATTACAAGGTATTGTTAATAACAACGATGAGATTAGAGATGACGAAGCACGTATCTTTAACTTGATTGCATCACCAGGATATCCAGAACTAATTGGTGAAATGATTTCATTAAACTACGACAGAGGTTTAACAGGCTTTGTTGTTGGAGATGCACCAATGCGTTTAACACCAGATGCTACTTCATTAAATGAATGGGCAACTAATGCTAAACTAGCATCAGAAGATAATGATGATGGACTTGTAAGTAGAGATGATTACTTTGCAATATTTTATCCAGCAGGATTTACAAGTGACAACTTTGGTAACAACGTTGTAGTTCCAGCTTCGCACATGATGCTAAGAACTATTGCATTAAGTGATCAAGTTAGCTATCCATGGTTTGCACCAGCAGGTACAAGACGTGGCGGAATTACTAACGCATCAGCAACTGGTTACATTAATAGCGAAGGCGAATTTACAACTGTAGCTCTAAACGAAGGACAAAGAGACACATTATATGCACAAGGCGTTAACCCAATTACGTTTATTACAGGTGCAGGACTTGTTAACTTTGGACAGAAAACTCGTGCTAGAGGCAACAGTGCGCTAGACAGAATCAACGTAGCACGTTTGGTTATCTACTTACGTAGTCAGCTAAACACTCTTGCTAAACCATATATCTTTGAACCAAATGATAAAATTACACGTGATGAGATTAAACAGCAAGTTGAAAGTTTACTTCTTGAGCTTGTTGGTCAAAGAGCCTTGTATGACTTCTTAGTTGTATGTGATGAAACAAACAATACTCCAAGCAGAATTGATAGAAACGAACTATATGTAGATGTTGCTATTGAACCTGTTAAAGCTATTGAGTTTATTTACATTCCGCTTAGATTGAAAAATACAGGCGAAATATCAGGACTATAAGATGATAAATACTTTTAACTTAGGAGCATATTAAATGGCAATTTCAACACTATCAAAAATTACAGTGCCTTTAGCAAGCGGTGACTCCGCTAGTACACAAGGCTTGTTGATGCCAAAGCTCCAGTACCGCTTTAGAGTGTCGCTGGAAAACTTTGGTGTAAGCACACCGACTACTGAACTTACTAAACAGGTAATTGATGTAACTCGACCAACAGTGGCATTTGAGCCAATGGAAATACACGCTTACAACTCAAAAGCATACTTAGCTGGTAAGCACACATGGTCACCAATTACATTGAACTTACGTGAAGATGTAAACAACGCAGTACAAAAACTAGTAGGCGAACAGTTGCAGAAGCAATTCGACTTCTACGAGCAGTCAAGTGCGGCAAGTGGACAAGATTATAAATTTACAACACGTATTGAGATCTTGGACGGTGGTAACGGTGCTAACACTCCAAACGTATTAGAAACTTTTGAACTTTATGGTTGTTTTGTTACTAACGCTAATTACAACACATTAGCATATAGTGCAAACGAACCAGTAACAGTTACACTAGAAATACAATACGATAACGCAATCCAAACACCTACAGATACAGGTATTGGTACAGCAGTTGGACGTACACTAGGTTCGCTTATAACAGGCGGCGGCGCATAAACAAGATTTAATTAAAATCTACGAAGAAGGGGGCTTTATGCTCCCTTTTTTATTATCTACGCATATAATTCATCTGGATAAATATTAGTATGGCACTAACATCAAACGGATTTTTAGATAACTTACTTTCAGGCATATTAGGACCTAAAGGTACTGTAGCGGACTGGCAACATGCAAGTAGATTGTATGTTGACAACGATTTACGATTTGCTCCCAAACAAAAGTTTCTATACCACGTATATTTTCAATTAGATCCTGTTGTAAGATCTATTCTACCTTCATTAAAAGATAAGCATAATTTAGAAATAGGCATGCTTGTTAAACAGGCTGACTTACCTAAGTTTACTGCTATTGTAGAAACAAGAAACAAATACAATAGAAAAAAGAATGTTCAAACAGGCATACAATACGAACCAATTAACATTGCATTTCACGATGACAACTATGGCGTAACTACAGCATTGTTAGAAGCATACTATAGATATTATTATGCAGATGCAAGTTACGGTAAAAACCCTGGTGCATATAACAAAGCAGGCGCTGGCGATAATACATATATGGGTAGCGGTAGAAACCAATATAAGTATGGTTTAGATAATGCTATTAGTGTACCATTTTTTAAGAACATTCAAATATCACAATTAGCAAAAAAGACTTATACAACATACACTATTGTTAATCCAATTATTACAAATTGGTCACATGACACTGTAGACAATTCAGATCAAGCAGGCATGATGCAAAATAATATTACAGTAGCATATGAAGCTGTACATTATTCTAGAGGAAAAGTAACAGCAGGATCAGAAGGCGAACCAACTGGATTTGGTGATGCTTCGCATTACGATAGACAGCCATCGCCAATTAGTTTACTAGGTGGCGGACAGTTAGGCATTGACGGAGTATTTGGTGCAGGTGCTGACTTGTATGATTATATTTCATCAGGTGAAAACTTCGGTAGTCCATTAGAAGCGGCACTAGGTGCATTTCAATTAATAAGAAATATTTCAAATTTAACTCCAGAAGGTATAGTAGATGATTTAGCAGGAGTTGCTGGAGATGTAATACAAGATGCAACAGGAACATCAGTAAACATAACTAGTGGCCTACAAAATACTGTTGTTCCTCAAAATAATGCTGGTAGTGGAACAACAACACAACCTTCGACATTAGTACCAAATAGTCCAAATACACAGCGTGAGACTTTACTTGCTAATCCAGCAGTACTAGAAGATACAGCAAGGAATATCTTCCTAAATGATTATTTAAATGACGGCGGCGCTAATGGAATTAACGGTGCTAACACAGCCTGGAAATTATTACCCTCAGGTAGTCAGCAACTATATAAAGATAAAGCATTGGATCAAACAACATGAGCGGATTACCTATAAGAAATATTTCTAAAAAATCTGATAAAGATGTTACATTATTCTTTGACAAGTATTATACCAAACCTATTAGTTTAACAGACAATGAATTAACTACTGTACTTGGATTTTTTGAATCAAGAGGCTTTGATAAAACTGCATCATTAGCTGTAAGTACAGTACTTGTAAAACAAGCAAAGGCGGATAGTATTGATGTATATACATTACTTCAAACTTTAAAAGGTCTTGACGATTTAAAACTTAGTGCAGTTATTGCAGAGATACTAAATTACAATAGAAAGAAAACAAGTGCTGTTGGATTTAAAAGAGATCAAACAATTATAAAATACGAAAAGAGAAACATAATTGAAGGTACCCCAGAGCAGATATTCATAAATACAAGCGTAGGAACAAATTTCAGTGCAACTGGATTTACGTTGGACTCAGGAACAATTACCTTTGACGGGGACGAATAATAATGGCAAAACAACTTATTAATATAGGTACAGTACCTAATGATGGAGCAGGCGATAGTTTACGTGACGGCGCCGATAAAGTAAATGATAACTTTAGTGAAGTATATTCAGTATTAGGTGACGGTGATAACCTACTAAATGGTGATATAGACTTTGGTCCTAACAAAATATTTTACAGCAATGTATTTGCAACAGAATCAGAACTAAATGCAGTTAGTGCTTCTACATATCACGGCATGGTTGCACACGTACATGAAACTGGTGCATTGTACTATGCACACGCTTCAGTATGGCGCAGATTATTAACATCAGATCCTGCATCTAATATTAGTGGATACACTGACCCGTTAAACAATGTAGCATACACAGGTAATTATTCGGACTTGACAAACAGACCAACTTTACCATCAGCAATTACAGATTTAGGAATTGTAGACGGTAGTGCAGGGCAAGTATTAAGCACAGATGGAACTGGAAATTTTGTATTTAGAAACGTTGAAGCTACTAGTATTGATTTTATAAATGTTACAAACAGACCTACAACTATTGCAGGATATGGTATTAATGATGCATTCAATGGACAATATGCGGCACTTACTGGCGCCCCTGAATTGTTTAGTGGAGCATATGCAGATTTAACAGGTAAACCAACAATACCAGTAGATATAAGTGATCTAACTGATACAGGGTCAAATTTGTTTGACGGCGTGTACGATAGTTTAACAAGCAAACCTAACATACCAATAGATTTAAATGAACTAACAGACACTAGTAATTTACTGTTCTCAAGAGAGTACGGCGACTTAGTTAATGTTCCATCATCCTTTGGATCGTTAACTGCTATTAGTATGTCGCTAGGTGTAAACGTTGATGAGTTTAGTAATGATGAAACTATGGCTGACAATAGTGCAAGTGCATTGGTTACTGAACGTGCAGTTAAAACACACGTAGCAAACGCATTAGCAGGAAGAACTTTATTAAACTTAGGTATTGCTGAAGGTACAAATGGTCAAGTACTAACTACTGACGGCGATGGAACATATACATTCCAAGACCCAGGCGACCAAATAGGAAACTTTACGTTATCCACAAGTACTATTGATACAGACGATTCGAGTAGTATTACTATTATTCCTGCATTGGTAATAAACAGTGATTTAACAGTAGATAATGATCTTACAGTTAGTAACGATTTAACTGTTGCAGGTAACATTATAGCAACTGCTCCAGGTGATCCAGAATTATACTCAGAAGCTAATATTAAACTTACTGCCGCAACAAGAGTAGAAGTAACACAAAGTCCATTTAGATTAGCTAGTTTTACAAATGCACAAAGAGATGGACTAACACCTGCACTTGGAGACACAATTTATAACTCCGAAACAGGCAAGGTTCAAGCATATGTAGCCGACACAGGAGACAGTACCACTGGTTGGGTAGATTTACATTAAAGGTAAAGCATGGAAAAATATTATATTATAAATGCAGTATCTAAAGATGCATTTGATACAGTACACGAATATCTTACTACTAGCACATCAATTAGTAATGTGCCTGACAGAGAAGTTATTTGTGAAAATTATACATTACAAAGTTTAACAAGAGGTACATACATGCTTACTGATGCTGAAAAAGCAGAAGTTGAGCAACTACCAGAAGTTGAATATGTAAATCTTGATGTTGCACGTTATCCAGACATGCAAATTCCTTCAGACCAATTACGTTGTGATCTTCCACAGAAAAATAGATACACTAGCAATGTAAGAAATTATCTTGCTTATGGTCAAAACTATAGCGGAACAACAAATGTCGACAATGGCGCAGTAACAAGTCAACTGTTGCGTATGAGACAAAAAGCAAATCCTTGGGCAGGCGGAGATAGGTCAGCAGTAATAGCAGACATTCCTGCACAAAGAGGTACAGGCGTAGGTGTTGATGTTATTGTAGGCGATAACGGAAGCTGGATAGGACATCCAGAATTTATAAATGACACAGTTAATTCAGGTGCCGGAAGTGAAGCTGGCATAGTTCCACAAGATTTTATACCAGGCAATTTATTAAGTAGTAGAGACGGCAGAGATGCAGGTAATGCTACTTCTCCTTTATGTAACGTATTAGATTTAGTATTAGATAGTCCATACTATATTGACCCTGATTATTTTAATGCAGATGCAAGTAATAGATTAATTACACGTTGGGATGGTACTGGTGTTCCTGTAGAAAGTGTAGCAAGAAGTTGGTGGGCAAATAGTTCTAATCGTTCAGCAAAGTTTGCAAATATTGGTACTGTAACTATAACAAGCAATTATACTAGAAACAGAGCTCATGGTTCAAATACTGTAGGACCAGGCGATGGAACACACGGAACACAATGTGCAAGTTTAACATTTGGTAAAACACATGGGTGGGCATATAATGCTAACAAGTGGGTTGTTGATGCATATGGTTCTTCGTTTTTAGGATTCGAACAATATTTTGATGTAATGAAAATATTCCACTTACACAAGCCTATTAATCCTACTTACGGAAAACAAGATCCTACTATTAGTTCTAATAGTTGGGGATTTCGTGTATCAACTAGGACTAGTGGTTGGTCTAATTTTAGAGGTACTGACTATCAATTTAGTAGTAATACTACTGCAACTAACAATTATCGTGTTATAAGAACTAATGGCGATGGTCGTGTAAAACACTATCCTAAACCAAACAGTTTATTTACAGCATCAAATGAATGCGCAGACGCAGGTGTAATATTAGTTATGGCCGCAGGTAATGACAGCCAGCAACAGGTGTTACCAGATCATCCTAATTGGGATAACTTTCACTGGAGTGCAAGTGGTGCAACTATAGACGACACTAATCAAATTGAATTAGGAAACTATTACAATGCATATGCATCTGTAAACAGACCTGGTTGGCCACAATGTGTTGGACCAACAGCTGATGGTAGATTTAAAGCAATTAATGTTGGCGCACTAGATGATGACTGGAGTGAAGGTACTGCTATAGGTAGTATTGACAACAAGGCATATTATAGTGATTGTGGTCCAGCAGTGGATTTTTATGCACCAGCAGATGGTACATTAGGCGCGGCTTCACCTAGCGATGGTTCTAGTATTGTACCTAGATTTGATAATACTTACTCAGGGTTAACAGCAGATGGCGGAACAGCAGAAGATACTTATTTTAACGGTACTTCAGCCGCATGTCCAGTTGCATGTGGATTCTTAGCAACTGTATTAGAACACAACAGAGGCTGGGATTGGGAAAATATAAAAGATTATGTTAGTAATACTTTAGAAGAGCAAGACGCTACTACTATGTTTATTGGTGACGACTATTCAGACCCTTTTGATTCAGGATGGCTACAGACTAAAAGTCTAGCAGGGTCATCACCAGTAATTTTATATGAAGCACCATACAATGGTACTAACCAAGGTCCATCGGAAATTAGAGGTCCTTTGAATTTAAAGGGCGGCCTTACAATAAGGTTTAACTAATGCTATGGGTAGATTTGCACAAGGAAAGTTTACTCCAAAAAATGCAGAAAAATATATAGGATCAAGAATACCAACGTATAGGTCAAGTTGGGAGTTTGCTTTTATGAAATTCTGTGACGAACATCCTAGTGTTCAACAGTGGGCTAGTGAAGCAGTACAAATTCCATATAGACATCCATTTACAGGCAAGTATACTGTATACGTACCTGACTTCTTTATTGCATACGGCGGCAAGGATGGCAAGCAACGTGTAGAGCTTATCGAAGTCAAACCAGAAAATCAAACAGTTAAAGAAAAACTTGGAAAGTCTAGAGCTAACCAAGCACACTATGTTATTAATCAGGCTAAATGGGAAGCCGCAAGAATATGGTGTAAGCAAAAGAAAATATTTTTTAGGGTAGTTAATGAGGGCGACATATTTCATAAAGGTCGACGCAGATGAATCTAACATTTATTAATCATTTAGGATGCCGCTATACATTTGTACATATTCCAAAAACAGCTGGCAAAAGTATTAGTGCATACATTTTAAAACACGCACAAGAATCTTGGTCATCACATGAGTTATCACATGCAACACCAGAAGACTTGCAATCATTAGATGCTCCGTTAGGGGAAACGTTTGCTATTACTAGAAATCCATATTCACGAGCAGTCAGTTTGTATAGATTTTTGCATCAAGTAGATATGGACGATCTTATGAAAAAAACTGATGTTTACTTTAATAAAACATCTAATTTAGATTGGTACCACAAATGGAATGAAAACTATAAGCCAAATTCATTTGAAGAGTTTTGTACGTTACTTCCATATGTTCCATTAGGTTCCTTTCAACACCCTTACAAAGATGTAGATTGTCTTTTTTACTTTGAACAAATAGATCAAGTAAACACTTATTTAAAACGCATACTAGGTACAACAGAAGATTTAATGCATTTAAATAAAACTAATAGTAAGAATGAATACATTAACTATTATACAAAGAGTACTATAAAACAAGTACATAAAGCATACAAAAGAGATTTTAAATTACTGGGCTATTCTAAAGATATAAATATCATGTATAATAACGGTGTATTACTATGACAAAAAAATTAGAAGAACTATTAGATTTGCCTGATTCTAAAGACATTATCAACGATGCAAAGCAACAAGATAATGCGTCAAAGAAACAAGCGGCAATAGTTGAACAAGAAGATACGTTTAGCACAATGGCTGACTTCGATAAAATTGCCGCCGCTTTACCAGCTGTAAAAGGGTTAGGTGATAAAGCAGACAATGAATTAGAAGATATTGCTCAACGTGCATTAGATGCCTATGATGATTTAATGACACTAGGTATGAATGTAGAAAGTCGTTATAGTGGTAGAGTATTTGAAGTTGCTGGTAATATGTTAAAAACAAGCCTCGACGCAAAAACAGCAAAGATGGATAAGAAGTTAAAGATGATTGAACTTCAACTCAAAAAACAAAAAATGGATTCAGATACTAATGGTAGTGATGACGGATTAGTATCCGGAGAGGGATATGTTGTTACAGATCGCAACAGTCTATTAGAACGCCTAAAAGGCTTAGATAAAGATAAATAACATATAATAGGAAATTAACGATGAAATCATTTAGCGATATATTAATAGAATCAAAGAAAACTTATAGCTTTTTAATTAAGGTTGCAGGTGATCTTCCTGAAAACTGTGAAGCACAATTAAAAACTTCTTTAGAAAGATTTAGTGTTCAAAGTATTTCATCTATGAAGAAGACACCAATACAGGAAGCTCCTTTAGATTTTCCAACATTAAAAAATATGGAAGTACAGTGTTGGGAGATAGATGTTAACTATCCTACAACAAGCGAAGTACTAGAAAATTACATTGCCGCAAATTGTAATATACCAGCGGCACACATAGTAGTTAGAGTTCCAGGTGAACCATTAGAGCTACAACAAGAACCAAAAGGTGAAGAGCCATACGAATCTATATTAAACACAGAAGATATGGGCGGCGAAAGCGGTCAAGATTCAGTAGGTGAAAATCGTGTTATGGACCTGTTAAAAGAGTTAGAAGTTGCTCGTAAGGAAAGAGAAGTTGATCCTGTAGCCGGTGTAACAGCTGGAGAGAGCAAAGACATAACAACAGAAACAAACAGCAAAAGTCCAATAGGGAGTTAATTATGAGTAATATGCTAGACATTCTAAAAAACTTTGATGATGCAGGCCAAGGCAAAAAGCCCGCAGGTCCAGCAGATGCAGGAAGCATGAAGTCAATTTTAGAATCAATACAATCAGTAGAAGAATGTGGCGACATGCCAATGAACGCATCAGCACCACAAATGGCGCCAGGTGGCGGACAAGAAGTAACAGTAAGTGTTACAGCATCAGGTAAAGAAAATGTTGCAGATTTGATTTCATTAATGCAACAGGCAGCAGGAATTGACAATGCTCCGCAGTTACCAGTAGTACATGATCATGAACCAGAAATGGAACTACCAGCAAAAGGACAAGAAATGGATATGGCAACTATGCGTTCTATTATGTCAGCTGGTGAAGATGATGAGGCTCCTGCAGAAGAAGAAGAAGCATCTGAAAATTGGGCTAACTCACCAGACGAAGAGTATGGTAGTGAAGATGATATTATTGCAACAGGCGATGATATGCATAGACCAAAAAATCCAAAAGCAATTCGTGTAAAAGATCCAGCTGTTGAATCAATTAGAGATCAACTTTGGGCCGCACTAAGCGAAAAGAAAACTGCTGAGGGCAGAGGCGCTATAATGGCAGGACGTGGACGTGGTAAGAAGAAATTAAAAGCATCACGTGGCAACGAAGATATCAAGACAACAGAGGGCTCTAGAGGTAAAAAGAGTCGTGGCAAGAAGTCAAGAGGTTAATTGGGAAGAATATTTCCAACACATTAAACCTGTATGTCCCTGGAGTGGAGCCGCTCATAAAAAAGGCGAAATAAAAATTATACAATGGTCTGGAGAAGTTGAGCCACTAGGCAACAACCAGGCCATTGTTTATATTTGTCCTAACTACAATCGTAGACGACTAAAAAAATTACACAAAAAAATTGACAACGGTGATTACGAATGGCTTTGGAGCGAGCCTACTAACGGTCCTAATGCATCACCAGTACCTGTACTAATACAACAAGACAAACGTAAGTTGTTTGATCTTAGGTTCGATACGGGCTATTATGACGATTACATTGGTTAAATACTAACATGAGCAAAAGTTTAGATGGTGTATTAACTAAAAAAGCTAATACCAAAGAAACATTTAATGAAGAACAAATTGCTGACTTACTAGCATGTACAGATCCTGATGAAGGGTACTTGTACTTTGCTAAGAAGTTTGCTTTTATTCAACACCCAGTACAAGGCAAACTATTGTTTGATCCTTACGAGTATCAGCTACGTTTGATGCACAGTTATCACAGCTATCGTTTTAATATAAACATGATGCCTAGACAAACAGGTAAAACTACCTGTGCGGCAATATACCTTGCATGGTATGCAATGTTTATGCCAGATCAAACTATACTTATTGCGGCACACAAGTACACAGGTGCTCAAGAGATTATGTCACGTATACGTTACATATATGAAACATGCGAAGATCATATTAGAGCAGGTGTTACAAGTTACAACAAAGGTAGCATTGAGTTCGAAAACGGCAGTAGAATTGTATCACAAACAACTACTGGAAATACTGGACGTGGTATGTCCATATCATTACTATACTGTGATGAGTTTGCATTTGTGCAACCTAACATCGCAGAAGAATTTTGGACATCAATATCACCTACAC